CGTCCTCAAGCTGGACACAGGTAGAACGGTAGAACTGCTCAAAGTAGTCCACCTCAGATAGGACAATAGACTCCCCCGCACAGATACCGAGGCGACCTTGGAACACGAAGAGATCGTTGATCTGCTGGTTCACGAATGTCGGGGTCTCGTTGCTGTACTGGTCGCCCACCTCTCGCCCTCGCCAATCATGGGGGCGCAGGGTCCAAGTGCCATCTGAGTTACGGATGAGAACCTGAGGCATCGTCTCGTTGCCAAGGTTCTCTGCCTCACCAAAGCCAATGGACTCAACCCACTGGGAGCCGTCCCATTCGACGTAGTAGTCATCCTCTTGTGTCCCAGACTGTCCGCTAACCCGAACGACCTCGTTGGCAGACCCTCGATCTGGGAGATCATCAAAGTCCGTGACGGTTCTGGAGGCGTAGTTTTTAGCCCCCTCGATCAATGTCGTATTGCCTGATGAGAGGTACTCTTTGACATCAGAGATGAAGAAAGGCGCGTCCGCTCGAATTGTAATTCCATCGTTGGCAGCGTCTTGGGTTGTCTCTGAGAAGGATACTGTGAAGGCGTTACCGTCCGCATCTGGACCGGAAATCGTAGCGTTTGTAATCGCGGTGGTGAGTTGTGTGAGGTTCTGGTTTAGTGCCGACACCTTGCTGTAGAAGATCTGCTTACTACCGTCATTCAAGGTGCGGATATGACCCAGCGTTACCGTGCGATCTGCGGCGTCAGTCCCGATGCCTGAGAAGAACACCGACTGTTCACGGTCAGGGTCACCACGGCTCTCGTTGACACCGTAGATCAGCGCTGGGAACGTCTGGTTACCGATGGTCTCCGTAGCCGACGAGATATACGTCGCAGCATCTGCTCCGTTGATCTGCGTGGTGATCGAGAGCTTACCCTCGTTGTCTACCGTCGCAGAGCTGATGGAGAAGGTGAACGTAGCACCATCGCTGTCTGTCAGGGTCTTACTGAACCCCTGCAATCGAGCAGCCATGATGTCGGAGTAACTGACCGTAGCACCGGATGCGTAAGAGCCGTTGCTGTTCTTCTTAGCGAGCGTAATTGCAAAGCAATCCGTTGTGCCAAGGTTTGCCGCTGTAACGCTGTCGGGCGTCGATGGCGTTGTACCGTAGGGGTCTCCCCCCGCGATGGATTTGTTCTCAAGAACCTGATCGCTGGCTACGCTACTGGTCCGAAGGCGAAGTCGATTAGAGAAGTCTGCATCTAGTTGACCTGCGGTTATCGAGCTGACCAAGGACAGGGCGGCATCATATTGAGCATCATTCGTGTCGGTGATGTTATCGACATTGAGGAAGTAGTTCGTAGAGCCGTCGCCAGCATAGTTACGAGCATACACTTGGAACGGGCTTGCAGGAGCTTGCCACCCAGTACCAGTCTCATAGAAGCTCATGGTACGCACGAAGCCGCCGCCAAGTGGTTGCCCATCGTTACCATTGATCTGGTAGGTCCGAGTCTCCAGACGGCGGTTGTAACCGTAGCCGTCAAGGTCATCCAGAGTAGCCTCAATGTCAGATATGACATCAACCTCAAATGTCTGAATGCTAGAGTCTGCCAGCGTCCGGTCGTACTTGATCTTCAGGCCAGCTTTGTAGACTGCATCGGCAAAGCCGTTGGGGACTGTTGGGCTGGTGTGGTCAAACCGATTGTACCCAAGCTCGTGGGTAGACGCGGTGGCTGTGCTGTCCGTACCAGCATCAAGCGCCACGGTCTTCGTGCGGTTCGCGATGAACGTATAGTCACCAGCGGTCACCGCCCGGATAGAGACTGAGGGGTCCGATGCCGCCAAGTAAGGGGCGCTACGGAAGTCTGAGGTAACTGGCTGCGCCGTGCCAGTTTGGGTGTCATAGACCTCGACCGACCCGTCACTGTTGACGATGACGATGTACTTCTCCAGCTCATCTCGGTCGATGGTGTGGTGGAAGCTGGTGGTCCCTAGGGCCGTAGAGGTCAGGGATGCCACAAACTGCGCACCACGGCGCTTGTTTAGGCCTTGGATCGCGGATGGATAGGCGTTGACCATCTCCTCTACAGCCGTCTTGATCCGGGTCTCCGGGGGCTGCTGGGTGATCCCGCCGACTAGGTTCGGTACGTGATCTGTGATCTGCATATCAGTACATCCGGTTGGAAATAAGTGATGCCAGCGGCTGGTCCTTCAGGACGTTGTTATCGCTGGTCTTGTCCTCTTCCCACTCCATCTGGATCCACGCCCGCTGGGCTTGCATCTGGATCTGCTGAAGGTCCGCATCTGCGCCGAGAACATCGACCATGTAGCGGCTGGTGGCATCGAGGGTGATAAAGCGACGGCTGGATTCAGTAAGCTCGTGGAAGTCCAGCGCTATAACGAGGTCTACGTACTGATCATCCGTGAACACGTAGGTCCGGTTGATCATATCGTAGATCTTCCGATCCCGGATAACGAAGCGCTTGGTTCGGTCAGGCTGTCCGGTCTTGCCGTCTACAGCGTCGATCTTCATAGCGTTCACGGGGATCAAGATTTGACCGTCAGAAGAGATCGTCATCTTCCGTTTGCGGTCTGTGTTCCATGACCAACCACGGGACTGCACTTCACGAGAGGTCGTATCCAGAATGTTCACGGCCATCTGCGCTTCAGCGAGATCTTCATCGAGGTTGGTGATCGGTGCTTCTCCTACAGCGGAGAGCATGGAGTTTACCGACTCAATCTTAGTCGATGGTGTGATGAGCATGTTTTCCGCCTTTATAGGAAAAGGGAGGACCCCAAAACTGGAGTCCCCCCGGGATTATCATGGTACGGAAGTACCAAGGTTTGCGAGCTTGTTGACCTCGTAGTACGCGGAAGGACGAAGCGTCCCTGCGCCCATGAGGAGCTTCGACACGAGCAGCGAACCCTGCTTCGCGACTGAATACTCGGACTCGGTGGTGAGGTCTTGCAGCTTGACCATGCCCATACCTTCGGTGTGCATGAACATGCCGAGGGTGCTGGAGGCATCGACGGCGTAGTCCTGACCGAAGCCGTTGGACGGCGCGTTCAGAGGGCTGCGGCCATCAGGGCCGGTGTTGCTGTTTGCAGTACCGTCGATTGCGAGGTGGTTCGTCTTCACCAGATCGAAGCCAGCAATCTTGTAGATAACCGCGTTCGCGAAGTCGCCACCGTTAGCGGAGAAGTCGGAGTTGATGATGCGGTTGTCGGTGGTCTGGTTGATGAGGTCGTAGTAGACGCGAGGAGACACGTAGAGGCTACGGCCTTCAAGCGGCAGGTTGTTCTCATCGAAGTAAGCGGCGGCAGTGAACGCTTCGTCAATCAGGCTTGCGGCAGTGGCAGAGGTGCCAAGGCGCTTCGTGACTGCGTTGTTCATGCCGACGAGACCCTTACCAGCGCCAGATGCAGCAGCACGGCCTCCAGAAGTGAAGTTGGCGTGGGTGGTGTCGGTGTCACCTACTACTTCGTCGCTGTTGTACTGGTCGCCGAGACGTGCGTCACGAACGGCCATCTGGAAGAGGGTGCGCTCACAGGTCAGTGCGATTGACTGGGCCATCTGCTTCGAATATTCCCCACGGAACTCGAAGTGGGTGAGCATCTCATCGATGTTGTTCAGGAACACAGAGGACACAATGAAGTCGTCGATATTCAAGGTCACTTCCGAACTAGCGAAAGGCTGGCCGACGGTCTCTTGGCCGGGGGTGAAGTGTGCGGCAGCGGCCTGTCCCAGAAGAGGGAACTGAGCGGACTTGCCACCGTTGAGGGTGCGGACGCGAATACGGTCCTTGAGGGCAAACATTTCATCGAAGTGGGTAAGAACCTCACCCGAGAACTGTTTCAGGAGAAGGTCGCGGGAACCTGCGTATGCGTTATCGTTAGCGGAGCCGTCGATAGACGCAGGAAAGTTGGCGACCTGTGCTGGACTAGGAGTGCCAGTCTGAGCCATTGTCTTTTCCTTTAGAGATATTCATTTTTGAAAGGATCGATCCCCGCGCTACTAGCTGCGTATCTCTCGAAGTTGTCCGCCGCAGCGGGCCTCAAGCATTCCGGTGACTGTGTAGTCTTGGGGGTATATTCCTGCTCGTCAGCAGGGCCGTTCCACTAAAGAGCGGCAACGGAAAGGGGCCTAGAAAACCAGTGACCCCGGAGATGAAATCTCTATTTCCGTGAGCGGTTCGCGGACTTCTTACGGATCCGCAGGTTGCTCAAGGCGTTGTTCGTCGGGTTACGATCCCGATGGTCGATGTCCTTACCCTTCACAGCTCTCTTGCCGCGCTTCTTGATCATGAGGCGGCGAGCTTTGTTCCGGGAGGATCGACGTTTGATTTGTGAAGGCTTGCCGTGATACGTGCGGTATTCCTTCTTGTAGTTACGTGCCATCGCAGAACGCCTCTCTCTTTACGTTATTGAGAAAGGCCTGATCAGTCGTACCCAGCGTGTCGTACTTACTCGGGTAGATGTAGTCCCACTGGCTACAGGCTGCTTCAATCCCGGAACCAACCTTTATCTCGCATCCGCTGATGACGCTGATCAGGAGAAAGACGCAAAGCATCGGAAGCAGCGTCGTTAGCAGCGCGAGCGCGTCTATCCGCGTCTTCATTTGCTTCGTCCTTGTATTGTTCTACCGCTGTCCTGCGGGACACCCAAATAAGAGCGACAAGGCCTGCGAGAGCCGCAAGCAGCTTGGCCTTACCAGCGTCCACGAGGGACAGGATCTTGGTGAGTTGTTCCATCATGACCGGCGACTTTTCGTACCGGAGCACTTCCACTTGGCTCGTGAGAGACGAAGCGGACTGTTGGGGTTCTTCGCGGCCTTAGGGTGTGACTTCATCTGGCCTGCGGATCTTGCGCAATAGGCGTCGCCCTTGGACGTACCGGGGCGGACTCGCGGTCCACCGCCTTTTGCCTTACCGGCCTGACCGTAGCTGACCCGCTTTCCAGATGCAGTGACCTTGACGGACGCTTTCCCTTTAGCGGGTTTAGCCATGTCACTTCTTCTTTGGTTTGAAGCCGCCAGTCTTATTCTTCATAGCCGAATAGGACTTCGCGGAGATGGTTGACTTGCTCTTGGGGCGGCTAGTGCCAGCCTTCTTCCGAGCATTGATGTTGTCGTAGAGACCTCGTGGCATTCTAGTTCTCCTCTTAAACTGCCTCTCCAGACTTCAGACCACGGAGTATCCGCGCCCACAGACCGGGTTTCTTCTTAGGTTCTTGGTAGGTGAGTTCTTGGGGTGTCACTTCGATCATGAAGCCAGCATCCCGCCAGCCCTCTCGCATCCCGTGGACCATGCCCCAGTAGAGTTCATTAAC